CGCTTATAGAGAGTTACATTAAACTCGCTTCTTCCAACATTTTTACAGTAGACCCAGTTGTACAAAAAATTCGTCAGCTTAATAGACTGGATCGAATCGTTGAAGGTAAGGTTCATTATGTGCTTGAAGACGATTCTATCATCGCAATTGCAGAGCAAACGCAAGAACGCCTAAATAAGTTACTGACGAATCAAACAGAGATTATCGAGTATATGAGAGAAAGCAGTAGCAATTTCCTTCATGTGCTTGAACAAATAGAGGAATAAAAATGGCTGTCTTATTTACAACAGTTAAAAACACTAATCTAGAGACTATCATCCACTTCGATACAGTGGCTGCAGAATCTGGCACTATCACTATTGCTAACTTAGCTGCTTCTACACAGGCTCGCAACTCTGACGCTCCTGCAGTAAGTATCGTTAAGTTTTTTTCTACTGGTCAACTTGGTGCTGGTTTAAGAATCGTTCGTAATGGTAAAAACATTATTGCTTGTGCACCAGAAAACGCACCAATTCTAGAATTAAATGCTAATGGTTTTGTTGATAACACTCATAGTACATATGATATCGTTGTCACTAATGATGTAGCTAAACCTGTTACTGGTTACCTAATTCTGCGTAAAATTGCTGGATGGGACACTAAAGTTGAGACTGCTACATACGGTGCATATGACGATGTTACTCGTGTTGGTGCTTCAACAAGTCAATCAGGTTCTCCAGATAAGGTTTAATATGAAACTAATTAAAGAAGTTTTCGAAACAACTAACCTAATCGTTGAAGAGAAATTAGGTAAAGGTAAAACATACTTTATTGAAGGTGTCTTCCTTCAGTCAAACATCGTTAACCGTAACAAGCGTATGTACCAAGAGTCTGTTATGGATAAAGAAGTTGGTCGTTACCTACAAGAACAAGTAAAAACAAATCGTGCTTACGGTGAACTAGGTCACCCAGATACTCCTTCCATTAATTTGGATCGTGTTTCTCACTTGATCGTTGACCTTCGTAAAGAAGGTACTAACTGGATCGGTAAAGCAAAAATTTTAGAAACCCCAATGGGTCAAATCGCTCGTGGTCTTTTAGATGGCGGTGCAAACCTTGGTGTTTCTTCAAGAGCAATGGGTTCTCTCAAAATGAATAATGAGGGAGTCAATATTGTTCAGGATGACTTTATGTTATCCACTGCTGCAGATATCGTAGCAGACCCATCTGCCCCAGACGCTTTTGTCCGTGGCATCATGGAAAATAAAGAGTGGATTTTTGTTGATGGAAAGTTTGTGGAACAACACATCGAAGAAGTAAAGGCTTCTGTTAGAAAGGCTTCTTCTAGACAATTAGAGGAAGCTAAACTACAGGCTTTCCAAAGATTTCTGAGTAAAATCAGATAAATAATAAATAAATTAGAACTAATCCAGTTACAGGAGATAACAATGTCTATTGAACAAAAGATTGCAAAAATCCTTGCTGAGTCAAAAAGCCAGCAAGTTGATGAAGCAAAATTAGCAGGTGCAGAAACAGGTGGTAAGGACGTCGCAGCAGGCGCTGGTGGCGAGAAGTCTGTTATCCGTCAGGGTAATACCGTTCCAAATGGCGGTGAGACACCAAACCCAGACAATGCACGTAATAACGTAGATGACGAAAAGCAAGCTGAAGAAGCACCAAATGGTTCTATGAACCCAAAGAATGGTGACCAGTCTCCAATTCGTCAAGGTAATGCTGTTAAAGGCATGAAAGAAGATATCGATGCGCTTATGAATGGTGAGGAATTGTCTCAAGACTTCCGTGCTAAAGCAGAAACCATTTTCGAAGCTGCAGTTATGAATCGTGTTAACGAAGAAGTTGCACGTATTCAAGAAGAATTCGAAGCTAAACTTGCTGAGCAAGTTGAGCAGAATACACAGGGAATTGTTGAACAAGTTGATGGATATCTTGGCTATATTGCCGAGCAGTGGATTGCACAGAATGAATTAGCCCTAGAGCGTGGTATCAAGTCTGAAATCTTAGAAGGTTTCGTTAATGGCTTGAAGGATCTTTTCGAAGAGCACTATATCGAAGTTCCAGAAGAGCGTTACGACGTTCTTGGTGAAATGGAAGATACAATTGCATCTTTGGAAGCTAAGCTAAATGAACAAGTTGAAGCCAACGTAGAGTTGACTAAGACATTGGCAGAAGCTAAGCGTCAAGAGATCGTTAAGTCTATCAGCGAAGGTTTGACTGACACAGAAACTGAAAAGTTTGTTGGTCTAGTTGAAGAACTTTCTTACGAAGACGCAGAAACATTTGAGACTAAAGTTAAGACTATCCGTGAGAATTATTTCTCTGGTAAGGTAGCAACTGAAGTTTCTTCTGTAGTTACTGATGCTCCAGTAGAAGTGTTGACTGAGGAAAAGAAGGCTACTCCAGCTGATCCAAAAATGTCTGCATATCTATCAGCACTCAACAAAATCTAAAAGGAAATAAAAATGACAACACGTCAACAATTGATGGAAAAATGGGCACCAGTCCTTAATCACGAAGGTGCACCAGCATTCAAAGATAACTACCGTAAGGAAGTTACAGCCGTTCTATTGGAAAACCAAGAACGTGAAATGCAAAAACAATCTGAAGCTCTTTTCGAAGCAGCTCCAACTAACAGCGTTGGTTCTTACCCAGACACTGGCGGTGTTGCTAAGTTCGACCCAGTTTTGATTAGCTTGGTTCGTCGTGCAATGCCACAATTGATCGCTTACGATATCGCTGGCGTTCAACCAATGACTCAACCAACTGGCTTGATCTTCGCAATGAAGTCTCGCTACGCTACTCAAGGCGGTACTGAAGCGTTGTTCAACGAAGCAGATACTGACTTCTCTGGTACTGGCACTCACGCTGGTTCTACTTGGAACCCAGGTTCTAACACTACTGGTGCTGGTATGGCTACTTCTGCAGCTGAAGCATTGGGTACTTCTGGTGGTGGTACTTTCGGTGAGATGGCTTTCTCTATCGAAAAGACTTCTGTAACTGCAAAGACTCGTGCTTTGAAGGCTGAATACTCTATCGAATTGGCACAAGACTTGAAATCTGTTCATGGTCTTGACGCTGAAGGCGAATTGAGCAACATCCTTTCTACAGAAATCCTTTCTGAAATCAACCGTGAAGTTGTTCGTACTGTTTACGCTACTGCTAAGCCAGGTGCTGCAGTTGGTACAGCTACTGCTGGTACTTTCGACTTGGACGTTGACTCTAATGGTCGTTGGTCTGTTGAAAAATTCAAAGGCTTGATGTTCCAAATCGAACGTGAAGCTAATGCTATCGGTCAACAAACTCGTCGTGGTCGTGGTAACATCATCATCACTTCTGCAGACGTTGCTTCTGCATTGGCGATGGCTGGTGTTCTAGACTATTCTTCTGCTCTAACTGGCAAGAATAACCTAACTGTTGACGACACTTCTACTACTTTCGCTGGTGTTCTAAACGGCAAGTACAAAGTTTATGTTGACCCATACACTGCAAACGTACAAGCTAACCAATTCTTCGTTGTTGGTTACAAGGGTACTTCTGCATTCGACGCTGGTTTGTTCTACTGCCCATACGTTCCTCTACAAATGGTTCGTGCAGTTGATCCTAACAGCTTCCAACCAAAGATTGGTTTCAAGACTCGTTACGGTCTAGTTGCTAACCCATTCGTATCTCTAGACGGTACTGGTGGCTTGACAGCTAACGAAAACTACTACTACCGTAAAGTTCAAGTTACTAACTTGATGTAATCGGTAGCCGAGTTTATCGGTAAACAAAAAGGGATCTTCGGATCCCTTTTTTATTTCCTAAATAATATTATGCCTATTTCTATTCCTCCTCAGTTAAACCCGTTGTCACCAAACGGCTTCCAGTTCTCTGTGCAGAAACTGCCTGACATCACATTCTTTTGTCAGCAGGTAAATCTTCCAGGAATCACTTTGGGTGAGCCATCATTCTCAACACCATTTTCTACACAACCAGTTCCAGGTGATACTCTACAGTACGCTCCTTTGGATCTGCAGTTCTTGGTAGATGAGAATATGAACAACTACAAAGTATTGTATAACTGGATCGTTGCATTAGGGTTTCCAGAGAGTTACGATCAATACATCGCTCACAATTCTTTGGACACTACTGCATACGGCGAACTAGCAAAGAACTACTCAGACGCTACTTTGCAAATTCTAGATAGCAA